AGATTTTAATTTAATAGTTTTTCAAGGTTTTCGCTGAGTACCCAGTAAATTGGTCAGCATCCAACCTAAATTTACCGAGCCTATGGAGATAGGGTATTCGATGCGCTAATTATAACACCGAACACCCATATTTGTAAACATCAACCGCCAAATGATGCCATCATCTTCTGAACTTTGCGCTCATGGTTAATATCAACACTGCGGAGAAGGTTTCCATTTTCATCTTTCTTGAACATTTCAGCCTCAACATCTGCCCACGTTAATCCTGCAGGATGCTCGCCACCCTCGATAGGTAGTTTAGCAGGGACAGTTGCCTTAACGATAGCTTCAATTAGCTGTACGCTTTCAGCAGTTGTTACTAGGTCTTGCACCTGACTGTAAGTGTCTGCGTCTAGGTTGTTCTTTAAAAACCCTTCAACAGTCTTTAGTCGCTGAGTAGCATTCTCGCCTAGCTTCTGCATTTCCATTTCTGCCGAAACTTCTTCTACTGCTTGTTCTTGTGCAGTTAAAAGTTCCCATGCACGACCATACGCCTCTTGAGACATATTAGTATCTTTAGCAAACTCAGTTAGTTCAGCAAGTAACGCATCGTCTTGCTCTACACCTTCAGGGGCAACGTAACCATCTTTAGGCGCACCTTTAAAGCCACCAAACTTCTTTTCTAGTTCGTTATAGGCTTTGGCTTGTTCTGCTACTGACTGGTACTTATCAGACTTGTACCACTCTGGGGCTTCACCTGCACCCTTAATACCTTCAGCTAGAAAATACTCGTTCTCACCCAACGTAGGTGCGGCATTGTCTAACAAGGTATCAGAAGTAGCTTCTTGTACTTCGGCTTGTTCTTCGGACATATTAACCTCTTACTTTAGCTTGTTGTATTAAATTGATCACATACTTCACCACGCCCGACTCACCATTATGATAAGCGGCTTCGTAGTTTACGTTCTGTGATTCAAAGGGGGTATCGTTGCCGTAGATAAAACGAGACGTTAAATCTTCAAGGACTTTCTTTCCTTCAGGCGTAGAGAAACAGCCATTGTATGCTTTAGCAAGTTCAATGGCTTTTAGTCTCTGTTCTTCTGCGTACCTAGACTTAGTTTCCGTAGAAGCCTTGTCTATTTTATTCCAACTCAAAGTGTAGTCTGTCCTTGCATTGGTTGCTCACCTTTCGTAGCACCCTGTTCAAATGCTTGCGCTCCTGCTTGCATTACTTGCTGTTTCTCAGAATCACTTCGTATTAGACTTGCAGGAACTCCTGCCTTCTCAGCAACCCAAGATGCAAACTCTTCGGTCTTCAGACCAATACGCGCTTCATCAGGACCTGCTGTTGTTAATACAAACTGTACAGCTTGTTGAACATTAAGTATATCTTCAGCATCTTGCTGTCTAGCTAGTGGTGACATAAATTTAATATCAATGTCTCTACCATCTAACTGTAGTGGCTGTATAAGCCCTCTACGAGTTAATATAGCAACAACACGCTTTATAATAGGGATTAATACTTCAGTTTGCAAGCGACCAAACGCAGAACCAATACGTTTTGCTAGTTCACGCGCCTCAATAGCCACCTCTGTAGCTGATCTTACAGCCCCTGTTGGGTCACGCAGATCGTTAAATAACGCCTTTTTGATGTTCATTTGTAGGTCGTTAATAACAAATTGCGACAACTGCAAGTTTGCACCAGTGTCTAATCGTCTTAACGAGGGGTTAGCGTTGTTGTTAGAACCAACTGGAATAACAACTCCGGGGCTTATACTAATATTGTAGGGGTTTGTAACGCCATCATCAGTAGCAGTGTACATACCTGCAAGGTCGATTGCCGCTTTTTGTAGAGTGAACTCTTTAGCTTTGTTTAGCGACTTAACATCAGGCAGTGCTTGTAGGGCGGGACCACGACCACGAATCTCACCTGCTACTTTAGAGTAACGACCTGTTACCCAAGGTGATGACTTGCCGTAATCTTCAGCCCAACTTAATGTATCTTCTTTACCCACCCACAAACAACCGTAATAGGTTTTAGATTTTGGCAGATATACAACACCCTCATAGGCTTTGACCATAGTATCAGGCTTGTCTTTAATTACTTTAGCCATTGATGGAGATGCTTTGAATCCTCTCCACTTGCGAGGCAGGTCTTTTGCCTTGACTTCAAATCTACGCCAATGTGTCTCTACATTACCCTGTGGACCTTCTTCAAACGCAATACCCTTCTGTGGAATAGCATTGAAAACAATAGGCATATCATCGTCTTCATCTTCATCAATACGAAGCGTACCTGTACCAATCAAAAGGTCTAGGGCATGCTCATAGAACTGTGTAGCAAAGTTAGAACGGTTGATATAGTCAAAGACTTCTTCTGCTTGTTCTTCAAGGTTGCGTCTAATGTCTTCTTCTGAAACGTCAAACTGACCTGTCTCAAGCAGTTTTAAAACACGAAGTGATGGCTCAAAGGTAGCCCAACGCGACCAAATAGGGGCTACGTTTTCTTGTAGCTTACTCGCACCTTGTTGGATAGCCTCAAGCGCAGTAGAGTCAAAGATTTTATCCATCTTCTTCTGCCCTGCAACCGTTGTCTCAAACAAGTTACGGTTAGGCAAGAAGTATTCATACGCATCATCAAGGGTATCAGTCCAATGTGTAGCGCGTTTAAAAGCGTTAGCTTCGCGTTTTTTAAGGTCTTGGATAGTGCCAAGTTCTGATGGTATCTTCATAAACTTCTACCCGTTCTACTGGCTATCATTCTAGCAAACGCGCTCATATTATTCAGGTCTCTTTGCTCGCTAGAAATTGCTTTACTATGAACAACATCTTCCTGCTTCATGCCAGTATCAGGCTTAATACCGCCCAGTAATGACTTAACGCCTAATTTACTGCGAGCCTGTGCTTTTAGCATACGCTCTGTTTTGGCGCGTTCTTCACGCAATCCCATCATGGTGCGCTTTTCTAGGGCTATCTCTTCGGGAGTTGGCTCTGGTGCTTTTGGTCTGCTACCCATTGTTCTTCCTCATATATTTGTACAGTTGATATGGTGTCCAGATAAAGGGGTTTCTTATCCCCAATATCTGTTTTGTGTGCCCTACACAAGTATTGAGCATGAACAAAAAGCGCTTACACCGTTTGGGCTTATAACTTAATAGAATATAATTGTCGTCAATTATACCATTTTTAGCATCAATCGTGAACAAGTCGAAATCATTCGTTGACTTACCGCAAATAATTAAGCGATTTACAGAGGGTTTTACTATAAAACAGTGCCGAATCCCCTTTTTGAGAAAGGGACTCCACCAGTTGTGTCTGTCGTTAGTGAATGCGACAAAGACTTCAGAAGACACTAAAGTTCACCTTGGCTTGGGTAGGTTTAGTAAACTTACCAGTAGCGCGTAGTGCTGAACGACCTTCACCTTCCCCTTGTAGGGCGTACTCAAGTGCTTCTACAGGGTGAGAGTATTCGTTCTTATCTGGTTCGTCAGTGTAGTGTTCGCCTGACTTCTGTACTCTACGGTAGCAGAACCCACCTTGTAGCCCCTTACGGATCATAGATGCTTTGGGTAGGACAACGAATCGTGGCTGTCCATCCATGCACATCTCTTTCATGGGTACTTCTAGGGCGGCTCTACGCTTTAGAGGGTCGTTAGTAGCTGTGGGTTGGCATGGTACGCCTGCCGCACGAAGTATCTGGAATGGTGTATCCGAGTTGGCTTGGTTTTTATTGTTGCCAGAAGGATCACCCCACCCTTTGAACTCGTGATCAGGGTACTTTTCTTCAATATATCGCTTGAGTGTAGGTGCAAAGTCAACAGCACCAGAGTCAGTAAGAACCATTTCATCGAAACATATCCATCTGCCTATGGCAGTTCGTTGTATAAACGCACACGCAGGTGTACGACCAAAGTCCATTCCTAAGACAATAGGGTAGTCAAGGGATGGTGTGAAGTCATCCATGTGTTGACAGTGTACGCTATCAGTGTACATAGGATGTACTGGCTTACCGTTTGATACAAAACCATATTCATTGGCTAAATTTACCTTTATCCAGTCATCAGATTTACCATTTAGACCACGCTCATAGTAGCCATCAGGCAAGTTCTTTAAGTTTTCAGCGTTAGGGTTTATCTTCCACTCTTCGCCATCTTTGTACACGCCACCTGCCTGCCTAAAAAATGACCAATCTTTAGGTCGTTCAATCTCAGCTAGTTTAAAATACCAGTGATCTTCATCAGGGGCGTTAGAATCTCCCAACATGCCATGATGTGTAGGCTTGATTCCTTCTTTAGGAGAGGGGTAACGACCATGACGTAGGTCTAACATGTCTAAAACGGCTTTAGAATGCTCTTTCGTCTCGTTTAGCCACACCCAAGTACATTGGATACCCCTTGCCTTTTTAACGTGTTCAGGGCGGTCAAAGGCGATAAATACGACATCACACTCAACCTCTGTACCATCTTCTAGGTTGAAGCGCATAAAGTGCGTAGGGGGTTCTTTATTACCTTGTTTGAAGTCACCCAGTTCACCATGTATCTCTAGCCAGTCTT